GCCTGTATTCTGCATAGCAAAGAATTCACGTTTGTTACGTAGACCACAGTAGATATCATACTCTTCAAACATTTGTCTACCTAGTCGAGCGGCATCTTTATTGTTATATTCACAAATCGCATCATACCATTCAGCACGATGGTTGTGTCTATCAGCATAGCACTCTTCCATATCTTTATAGTTATACTTTGTCTTCAGCATATCGTAAATGAATTGCTTACAACAGAAGTGGCTACTACTTTCAAAAGTGTAACCCATCCTATCTCTAAGAAGTTCACAAACGGTATCTTTACCATGACGACCATGTCCAATGATCAATAGTTTTAATTTAGGTAGTTCTGGTACTTTTTCTGTTTCCATGTTATTTCGCTTTGTAAAAGATGTGATTGCCGATAGTAGCTGTTTTAATCATGTACTCTGGTGTAGCCCAATATGGTTCTACATAGTCAGCGTGGTAGTGATCTGCACCGTTGGTGTTATCTTCAATACGCTCTTTTAGTACATCGATTGCCACATTTGTAGCCATTTGATATGCACCTAAATCTCTAGGTGAAGGATCTGAAAGCGTCCATGTCCAACTGAATTGTTTTGGGGCATACACCACATCACATACAGTTTCTCCATAGATACCACTATCTAATCTATTCATAGTCACAAAGGCAACAGCCCTCTGACCATCAACAGATTGATTACGTGCTTCGTGGTATATATTCATAGCTAAACAGTTCTTAGCTTCTGCATAGTCTTTAGTTACAATGCTTATACATGCACCAAGCATGATAATTAAAGATAACGTAAGAGTTCCAGATAGAAAGTTCTTCATAGTGATTCGCTTCATGTCATTTATATTCTCTTAATATACATCATTCTGTGTGGGTTGTCAATGGTAATCTTTTTCTAATTTCTTAATACCTAATGACCAATTCTCTGCGGCATCTTCAACATAACCTATAGAGTTATCAGGAAAGTCTTCCCTAAAAAACATCTTATTATTGTTATCGAAATATTTGATATATGCCCTTTCTTCTTTATAGTCGAAATGTACTTCACATTTACCCTTGCCACTTTCGGCATGGTAGGTGTTAAGTTTTCTACCCATCAGCTACGAACTCCTTTGTCATTGGAAAGATTGATGCGATCTCTACCGCAATGGCACGAGCTAGTTCCATATGTTCTAGCTGAGTTCCATTACCAGACCTCAATTCTATATAGTGTATCCATGACCGCAAAGTAGCGTTTGCAAATAGACGAGATACAGTATTTCCTTCGGGTAGGACAGATCTCGCTTGTTCTTTGGCAATACCGTTAGAGACTGCCCAATTGTATGCCAATTTAGCTTCGTGAATGATTTGATCCTGTTTCATTCTCCATGCTCTAGCAAGTTCTCTATCGGCATTTGGAATAGAGTTTTGTCTGTTCTTAGGATCTTGAAGACGTGCTTCACGAAGAACAAATGCATTTTCCATATCTTGTGGATCAGCATATCGTTGACTAAACTCTTGAAATGACATTGATCGATGCCTTAGAAGTTGACGTGCAATGTCACGAGTTGTTTCGATACCAAGTGTACATGAAACCATTTCCAAAGGTGACCAATGCTTATGCTTAACCAAATATCTAATTAGCTTATCGGCAGTCTTTGTATTCATTTCATTTGCAGGGTTAGATACCCTAGCACAATAACTGATGATATCTTGTGCATCTTCTAATTCCATAATAGAAGATTGTGGTTTAACTACTGTCCATACTTTCATGGCTTACTCCATTGTAAAGTTGCTATATTTCTCTTGCGCTTTTGATTGATCAAATACAGGAACATCTTCTTTCATAAGACCTGCTGTCGGATCACCTTCAGCATCCATTAGACGCATTCTAGCTCTATCTATTCCGATAACAAATCTCTTATTTGAGTTAACATCATTGTATCTGTTCTTTAGTTGCTTTACCATAACTTGACCTTGAGCCTCTAGCTCTTCAGTCGAGATCAGTGCAACCATTAAGTCTGCCGTAGCGGGTAATCCAAAAGACTCACTCGTGTCTTCAAGCCCAATGTCCGAGTTACTAAAACCAGAACGTGTCGTTTGCGTTGCAGTGAAGACCGGGATATGAAATTCCATCGCCAATCCACGTAGCTCTTCAGCAATCGCTTTAATGTATGTGTAAGAATTGATAGATCCCCCCATTGCTTTCATACGTGAAGATGCACAGATATTGATATAGTCAACAAAGATAATATCTGGCTTAAACTTCTTCTTTAGTTTCAATTCGTTTAGTAATGCTCTAAAGTGACCTGAGTGTGCAGATCCTGTAGGGTATTCTTTTACGATTAACTTACCAGTTGTATTCTTCTTAAGTCGAGCAATCTTCTCACTGAATGCATCTTTAGACATGGTTTCTAACTGTGCGATAGGAACGTCTAGGATATTAGAGTCTACACGTTCTGCGACACGTTCTTCTGCCATTTCCATTGATATGTATAAGACATTTTTACCTTGTTCTAGAAACGAACCTGCAAAGTGACACATGGCAAGAGATTTACCAACACCAGTACCTGCAAGAATAACGTTCAAAGACTTGTTAGGAATACCACCTTTGGTTATTGTATTTAACATATCAATGTCAAAAGGCATCTTCTCTTCATCAGCTTGATAGAAGTCATAACGTTTAGAGAAGTCTTCGATATAGTCGTGACCAATGTTAGTATCAAAGCTAACACTTAGAGCATCTGATAAAAGATCAGGTAAAGCATTCTTAGTCAAAGACTGATGCTTACCATCAATGATACTAATACCTTCCATGATTGCGTTAAACACGGCACGATCTTGACACCACTTCTCAGTCTTATCTACTAACCACTCTTGATCAATCTCTTCTGCCGTGAAGATCTCTGGAAGGATCTCAAGAGCCTGATTGTATATGTCATCAGGCATTGCAGTAGCTTCATCCAATTCGATCTTGAATGATTCGAGTGTGGGAAGTCTGTTGTACTTACCAACAAACTTACACACTTCTTTAAACAGTCGGCTGTATACACCCTCAAAGTATTCGGGCTTAACAAACGGCATAACCTTTCGCATAAAGCTATCATCAACTAGTAAATTGCGTAAGATTACCTGTTCAATATTCATTTTGATTCCCTTGTCTCTACTGATTCGTCATTTATAGAATTGATTAATACCGCCGATAATACATCACCTACGTACAATTGTAAAGCAGTATTTTTGGGTTTAAGATCTGGATCTGGTGAAGAGATGATATCAAAATCAAATGACATCTTAGGATCTTCACCTTCCCCACTCACCTTAAGTTGACCAAAAGCAAACACTGTTTCAGTAAAGTGTCCAGTCTTGATACGGATAGCCCAAGATTCATCTTCTCCTGGTACCATCTCGTAATCAACGTTCTCTTCTGGAATTTCCTTCTTGAATTCGTCGTTGTATATCATTACACTTCCTCAACTAATTCATCGAAGTCGATTTCAGACTTATAGCCAATAGTGAATGTGCGCTTAATAAAGTCTTTGAAATCAGTCTCTGACATAATACGTTCCCAGAACTCAGGCTTTAATGTATCTGCCACACGAGATTTGGATGTAAGTACTTCGCCAGTTTCTGGATTAACACCTTCATACCAACCATTACTTGGTTTCATAGCATAGCCACCTGCAAGAGCAACCTCTAACAATCCACTATACTTTTCGACTCCACCTTCCCACGATACTGAGATAGGGATCTTAGACTTCTCTTTAACAGAACGAGACTTCTCAATGTTAATAACAAAGTCATAACCTGTAATCTCTGTACCAGTCTTAACTTGTCTACGACCAAGGATCCAGATGTCATTAGCTGAATAGTAAATACCTGTACCGCCAGACACAACTGCTTTAGAGAACATCTCTTGAGTTTGATATGTGTGGTTAACAGCCAACAATGGGATGTCCTTCATAGCCAAGTATGGTGTGCACATACGGAACAAACTCTTAAGTTGTTTGGCACGTGTCATATCACCCACTGACTTTTCAGACACTGCGTCCTCAAGTTCTTTCTTAGATGCAAGGTTACCAATAGAATCAATAACAATAATGACATTGTCCTTTTTAGTCAAACCTTCTAATTGAGCAATCAAATCAAACTTTAGTTCTTCGATGTTAGTGATAGGTGTGTGTAGAACACGTGAGCTATCGACACCAAACTGTTCGAAATATGATTGTGGAGATCCAAATTCAGAGTCATAGAATAAGATGACTGCATCTTTGTGTGCATCAAGATATGCCCCTGCCATAAGCAAAGCAAATGATGTCTTAAAGTGCTTAGAAGGTCCTGCTAGTACTGTAAGACCCGGTGATAAGCCACCATCAACTGATCCAGATAGTGCCACGTTAACCATAGGAACTGATGTACTGACCATCTGTTTGTTTGTGAAGAAATCAGACTCAGACAAAACTTCAGTTGTCTTAAGTTTGGTATTCTTCTTGAGTTTATCCATTATACTCATTTAGTTTTCCTTTCATTGCAAACACGTTCTCGTAGATCACTCGTAGAGAATCTGTGTGTTCGACTATTATAATATGTTTCGATACCTAACTGACGAGCAAGCTCTTTACCAGTAAAGTCTCTATTCTTATATTCGTCACCAAGTATGCGAACATTAATTGGATACATGTTAATTATATCAATTAAATCTGATTCTGTACAGTATATAATGACCTCATCAACGTATTTAATTGCCTCTAACTGAGCCTGTCTTTCAACAATGCTTTGGATAGGGCTATTCTTCTCAGCACGATCAACACTAGGATCGATCTGCAATGCACAGATTAACCAATCACATTGTGACTTGGCCTCACGTAACATCATCACATGACCTGCATGTAGCAAGTCAAAAGTGGATGCCGTTAATCCTACACGTTTACCAACCATCAGGAAATGCCGCTAGGTAATATTGGTGCATAAGGCTCTCGCCACCAACAGTGATTCGACGATGTAGTTCTTCCATACTGATGCCGTGGTATTCACAAGCACCTTTCATTAAACGATCTGTGGCTTTTTCAGTTGACATTATAATATCCTTTATACCATTCGATAAACTTCTTAACACCTTCCTTCATTGGTGTTG